TAGGGGCATTCACTTTTGATAAAAAGGGCAATCACTTTGACGAAAAAGGGCAATCAAAAGAAGAAAGTAAACAAAGAAGAAATATAATGAATAGTTATTATTACTGTAATAATAAGAATATATATAATAATTCTACTATCGCGCCCGCGTCCGCACGTGCACGCGCGTGTGCGCGTGAGGCGGAGGAAGTAGTAGCGTTGTATAACACTATTTGTATAGGTTTTTCGCGGATCAACTCTCTTTCTGATCGCAGGGAACAAGATATTAAAGAAAGGCTTGAAAAATACAGTCTTGATCAATTTAAAGAAATGTTTTTGAAAGCGGAATCAAGCTCGTATTTAAAGGGAAAGAACGCGCGAAAGTGGAAAGCAACATTTGACTGGTTGATTGAGGATGAAAATTTTGCGAAAGTTCTCGACGGCAACTATGATGATCCGCCGGAAGATACAAGGAACAGCTCTTTTACCTCTGAAGAGTTTTTTGAGGCTGCACTTGCGAAATCTTATAAAAATATTGGAGGAATAAAATGAACAATCTTTTATACATAACAGGAATAATCTGCGTACTGGCTGTTTCGATTATATTCACGGCAACAGCATTATCGGAGCCGGTTGCGGTGGCACAGACAAACCAAGATAGTTTTAAACAAACATATACGGTGAAAGAGTTTATTACCGTCTCTGACGGCGATAGCGTAAGCACAGAGAGCGAAACAAACTTCGAGACGGGTACAAACCCATCCAAGTCTGAAAATGCCACAGAAACCATTTTTACGCCTTCTGCAATAAAGCAATATTACAACATTCCTCTAGCGGAAGAATTGCAGGATGTTATTTTTTCCGAGTGCGAGAAATATAGTATCTCTCCCTCGATAGTCATAGCAATGATCGAGAGGGAGAGCCAGTTTGACAGATACGCCATAGGTGATGATGGCAGGTCATTCGGTCTTATGCAGATACAAGCCAAAAGCCATATAGACAGAATGATAGCCTTAGATTGTACAGATATATTTGACCCTATCAAAAATATAAAGGTAGGTATTCATTATCTTGCAGAAATGCAGAACAGATACGGAGATATAACAAAAGCGCTTGTTGCTTACAATAGTGGGAGCTATGACGGAACGATAACAAACTATGCCACGGCGGTTATGTCTCGCGCAAATACAATTGAAAAAATGAGGTGCGAAAATGGCTAAAAAGATTATAAACAAAAGGTGTCCTTTACAAAAAGAGTGTGCAAGAACGTGTTCACACATTGGCGGGGAGTTGAACTGTGATTACTACAAGAATAACGGGTACGGAGAGAACGGTATTCCCGATCAGGAAGAGATACGTCGAGCGCTTGAAGAAAACGCCGAAAAACTGTTGTTTGAAGATGAGATTGCAGCTGTAGTTTTACCAGAAGATGAAAACAAACTCGTATATCTTTCCCTTGAAGATCTTTATCCTCACCCGGACAACCCCCGTAAAGAATTGGGTGATATCTCTGAACTTGCAGAAAGCATAAAAGCAAAGGGGATTATGCAGAACCTTACTGTTGTTTCTCGAGAAGAGGGAGGTTATACGGTAATTATCGGACACAGACGTACGGCCGCTGCCAAAGCTGCAGGTCTTTCATCGGCACCGTGTATCATAGCCGATATGACTCCTGCAGAACAGGTGCAGACAATGTTGCTTGAAAATATGCAACGTTCTGATCTTACTGTTTATGAACAGGCGCAAGGTTTCCAAATGATGATGGATTTGGGTGATACGGTCGACGGAATTGCCGAAAAGACAGGTTTTTCAAAAAAGACAGTCAGAAGACGTTTGAAAATGGCCGAGCTTGATCAGGAAGTGTTAAAGTCGGTATCACACCGGCAGCTGTCACTTGAGGATTTCGACAAGCTATATCAGATAGATGATCTTAATGAACGTAATAAGGTTCTCGAGGATATTGGAACCCCGAATTTTAATCAGGCATTATCCTATAAACTTAAAAAACAGAACATTGTTAAAAAACTGCCGTTAGTTAAAGAGTTTGTAAAGAAACATCACGCCAAAAAAATTAACAGAAGCGAGACCTATGGTAGTAAGTATGCAGGTTTAGAAACAAATATTCGTTTCTATGATTGGGATCCTGAAACACCCCTTATTAATATCAAAGCAGATGATCCGAGAAAACTGTACTACTGTATTGACGAAGATTGGGGAACGGTTGGGTTCTACGTTGAGAGACCGAGAGTTGCTCCCAAAAAGCGTCCGCAAAAAGAAATAGATCGCGAAAAATATATTGATGAAACAAGAACAAAACTGTCAAATCTTACAGCTGATATGTATCATTTGCGCGAATCTTTTATCAATACGGTTGTCCTTACACAAAAGAACACAGAAATTATGTTAAGAGGGGCTGTAACAGCGGCGGCTCTGCACGTTGTTACATATATGCAAGGAATTTCAAAACCGATATACGACTGTCTTGGAATTGACACATCCACGTATTGTGCCGGCAGAGAAGAGATAGCAGTAAAAGAAATTCAAAACGGAGATAAGAAGTGTTATCCAAAGGTTATATATGCTGCTTTTAGCGACAGGGCCGACAGCGGATATTATGCCGGGTATGCGTACACATTTCCGGTTTATTCTCCAAACTATAAGCTTAATGCTTTATACGAATGGCTTATATCTCTCGGTTATGAGATGAGTGATGAAGAAAAGGCTCTCCAAAATGGCACACACCCTCTTTTTGTTGATAAAGATGCGCCAGCTGAAGCAACACCCTCTTCGGCCGAGTGGAATGATGGAGAACAGATGTCTCTTGAAGAGGGCGCTGTGGACAAGCCCCGGCAAGAAGACTCTCCTGAAGATATAGTAGGACAGCTCAAAGAGAAATTTGATATTAAGTAATATGGGGGTGCAAAAAAATTGGCTAACAAAACTATAAATGTAAAAGTGTTATGCCCGTTCTTTATTACCGAGTCAAAGAAGTCCATAAGCTGTGAAGGCATTATCGGAAGTAAATGTGTCAGCTGCTTTGAGTTTACCGAAGACAAAGAAGTTCACGAAAAAGAATTCTGTACAACACGTCATTATTACAAGTGTAAGATCTACAGTGCGCTGATGAAGGGCTATATGAAAGAAGGAAGGTGAGAAAATGGACTATAGTACTAAACAAACATTACTACTGAACAGCTGCAAGTATAAAATGCACCATTTTTGTGATGGTACACCGAACACGAGTGTATTAAAGGGCGGAGAAAACTTGCCAAAGCTTAAACCTTGCCCGGAAAGATTTAACTGTCCCATTCGTGCGGTGAGTATTTTTGATAGAAGATATAAAGGAGATTGAAAGAAAAAGAGGATGGAGAGTTTAATATGCAGAAAGAATGTAAAGCTTGTGTGCATTTTGATGCGTGCAGGCATTTGATAGATACAAAATACGAAGAACTTTGTGTATGTGAACATTTTACCACCAAAAAAATCAATGACCACAATTGCCGACGTTGCGGTAAGCCGGTCAAGTTTCCGGTAACGTTTCATACGGCTTGCTTTGAGACCGAGGTAGGCAAAGTTGTAGAACAGATCTGTGATAAATACTGTAAATTTCCGATTGAATGTAAAAACCAGGATGAGCTTGACGAGCACTGCGATAACTGTGTGCTTATTAGGCTGATGAATATAGAAAAAAAGGAGTAGGGAAAGAATGAACAAAATACAGAAACTTTTAAAAGTCGGGGATACCGTATTCTCCGCTGCGGGGGGGGAACCTATGAAAGTAACGTCAATTAGTTCTGTAGGCTTTGAAACCGAGTTTGATTCTTTCTTGTATGAAGAGGTTAGATCACTTTTTTTCTTAACAAGAGCGGGATATGAAAATGCGAAGGCTATGTGCCGGGCGGAGAAAGAGAGGCAGATGAACAATGACAGATAACGAGATTGTAAAGGCTTTGGAGTGTTGCTCCAATGCAGAGGATATTTTAGTAAAAGACAAAACATACAAAGCAAAGCCTTTGAGCAGTTTGTTCAAAGATGCCCTTGACCTAATCAACCGTCAAAAGGCTCAAAATGAGAGAGATATAAAAGTAAAGGTCGAAGCACTCTATAAGGTTAATGACCTAAAATTAGAAAACGAGAGGCTAAAAGCAGAGATTGAGAGGTTGAAAAAAAGACATTGATATTATTCAATCAGCAAACGTAGAATTGTATTCTGCTTTAGATGACGCAAGAGCCGAAGCAATAACAGAGTTTGAGCAGAAGTTGAAAGCAAAGGCATTTTTGCCGTTGGGAACTTGGTGTGCCGAAAAAGTTATTACCGAGAGTGATATCGACCAAATCGCAAAAGAAATGAAAGAAGGTGTAAACAATGCGTGATAGATTGATTGAGATGATAAATGAAGCGAAGAAACAGGAATGCCTCGATGCTGTGTTTGGCGATATAGATTCTCTCATAGACTCGCCAAGAGGTGCAGAGGCTATTGCCGACCACCTTCTTGCAAACGGTGTAATAGTACCACCTTGTAAGGTGGGGGAGAATTTGTATTTTAACAAGGCAGAAACAGACGAAACTTGTCCTGCCAAAGTTATTGGAATATGTATCGATTATTATACACCTTCAATGCCGTTGTGGATAACAATAGAGTACGAAAGTAAATTGATAGGCAGACAAGAAGAAAAAATGACAAGTGGTGTGTTTGAGTTGCTTTGTCATTATTCAAGAGAAGAAGCAGAAGTAAAGCTGAAAGGAGAGCAGTGATGAAAGTAAAAGAGGGAAAAATAATACAAGCAACAGAAGAAGAATTGTTTGATTGTTATTTGAGGAAGGGATATGACGATTTGTTTCCTTTCGACTTTTACAAAAGGCGATGTGTTGAGTTGGGAACGGAAGTAATAGAAAGCGAGGAATAATATGCGACTTATAGATGCAGATGCGTTGATTGAAGTTTTGGCAGAACATAGGGATTTTAATTCTCCAAATTTAACACCTCTTGTAAATGAAGCAATGGCAGGTGGTTTAAGAATTGCGATAAGAGAGGTCAAAAATGCTCCCACAGTAGACATCAAGACCGAAGTAGCAAGGGAGATATTTGCGGAGATAGATATACCTCTCCAAAGATTTATGAACGAACACGATTATAGCATTGGCAATTTGATATTTGACATTGACGAACTCAAAAACAAATACATAGGAGGAGAAAAAATATGTACGAATCACCGATAGAAATTATGTACGGCGAAATGAAGATGCAGGTAGTGGACAACGTAGTAAAAGCCGTACAAGAACAACAAATACACGTTGACCGTGAAGAACTTATAAAGGCTCTCCTATACGATAGAGATTCATACAAAAAAGGGTATGTAGATGCTCTTAATGAAATGATTTTTGAATTGGAGAATGGACAAGTGGATGCACCGAAAACGGTCGGAGAAATTACTGATAGGCTTCAAGAGAAAGCTTCTATATTCAGATACAAATACACGAAAGAAGGTGTGTAAAAGTGGGTTACAAAGCAAAGAGCGTTGATGTTGATAAATTCCTTGAAGCTCTCGAAAGTTATCGTGTACAACAGTACGATGCCGAGATGTTGGAAAAGGCAAAAATCGAGAGATTTTACGAGGGTGTTAGAGAAGGAATTAGAATAGCGGAAAATATGTTTTATTGTTCCAACTATGAAAAGAAAGAAGGTGTGGGGGAATGATAAATAAGGGAGATAAAGTAAGAATTGTAGGCAGTGCGGAAGAAGAAAAATACAAGGGTTGTGTTTTTGAAGTTTTGTCCGAGCCGTACAATATTTGCGGTTCACTGGTTGTTAAAATGAAATGCCACGAAACAGGAAAGTATTTTGGTGGCGGTTATGCAGTCGAGTATTTGAGAAAGGAAGATGAGGGGAAATGAAAGGATATATTGACGAGAAAGGCAATGACCGTTCACCGTGCGGAACTTGTAAGCACAGAAACAAAATGACCGTGCAAGAGCCGTGTTATTCTTGCATTGATAATGTTGATTTGGCATTACATAAACCAAACCACGAAACAGAATTTGTACATTACGATGCAGACCACCCAACCGAGAAAGGCGGTGATACATTGGATAATGCAGAACAAATCTTGGTAGTAATATTGGTTATAGCAGTTTGTATGTGGCTGTATTCAATGTTAGGAGCTAATGGGAGAGATTAATGAAAACAGAGTATATACACACCTGAAAAAAGATAATTCTCTGACCAAAGAGATAGGGAGATAATTAAGACGTAACTTCTTATAATACACATTATAGGAAGTTACCGCTTTTTCAACGAAAGGTGGGTAAAAAAGTGGCTTATCATACAAATTTACAAGGTTTTGAAGAGTGGCTTTGCTCGAAAGAATTAAGCAGAAGCACAAGAGTATGTTATTTGCATGCCGTAAAGCTCTATTTCGAAGCTGCTAAAACCCTTGACGTAATCAATATAATTAACTGGAAATCTGAGTTGCTTAACACTCTTAGCCCAAAAACTGTAAACTTATATCTAAGCGGACTTCGTAAGTATTGTGAATATAAAGGCGTTCATATTGCTATCAAGCATGTCAAGATACAGCGAACCACCTCCGTCGAAAATGTTTTGACAATACAACAGTATAATACACTTATATCCGGTCTGAAGCGTGACGGGTTAAATGATTGGGCGATGTATTATACTATACTCGCAAAGACAGGAGCTCGGATAAGCGAGTTTTTGAAGCTGAAGAAAGCCGACCTTAATGCCGGGTATGCTGAACTTCATACCAAAGGCAAAGTGAGGCGTATTCTCTTCCCCGCTGCTTTGCTTGAGGAAGCAAGACGGCATTATAAAAAACTGAAGCCAGGAATGTATCTCTGCCGTAACAAACACGGGCAACCTATGACGGCGCGCGGCTTTTCTCTAATGCTCAGAACCCACGCTGAAAAGTACAGTATACCAGTTGCTAACGCCCATCCTCACGCATTCCGACATTTATTTGCAATAGAATTTTTGAAACGAAACAAAAATATATCACTGCTTGCCGATCTGCTCGGGCACAGCGGAGTTAATACAACAATGATCTATCTGCGGTTATCGCAGGAGCAGCAGGCTGATGAACTGAACAGTGCTATGAATTGGTAGGAAGAGGGTAAACTGTGTTTTTCTAGAGTTGACGGTTTAAAAAATTCTTTTGAGGTTGTTATAAAGGAAGTTGCCAGTGTTTTTATGAATATATCACTGCGCTTGAATGAATTGGCAACGGAATTTCAGAAATTGAATATTGAACTTAAAAAAATAAATGAAATTCCTATAAATTGTCCAAATAAGAGGGTTGTTCATCTCGCAAGATATGCAAAGAAGTATAGAACACGCAAAAAGAACCTAAATAGAGCATACAAAATAGTAGAAAAGAGAAAAGGCTGAATAGCCAAAGAGGGAGGGGTTATCTGATTGAAAACGTTAAATAAGCCTTTCTGGCTTCGTAAAGAAATAATGCAGCTTGAGGATAAGATTAGTGAGCTGACCGTGATAAGCACGTCAAATATGTCCGGGCTCTCGGGCGGTTCCGTTCCCTCTTCGTCTGTAGAGAGGTATTATGAAAAATACGAGCCTTTAAAAATCAAGCTTGAAAAAAAGAAAATGGAACTTATAGCGGAGCTTGAGCGTGTCGAGTCTGTTATTGAAAATATAGAGGATTCGGAGATACGTATTATCGCACGTATGCGCTATATGGATAACAAAGGTTATGAGGAGATATCACGTGAGTTGTATATGGATAGGACAACTCCCGCAAAGAAGCTGAAGAGGTATTTTGAGTGCATCGGCGCAGAGGAAAACGAATGAGTTCAAGACGGCTGACCGAAAAAGAAGTATATGCTCTTTTAGGAATAAAATGTAAAAAACAAAACAAGTATCACGCAGAAAAGACCGCCTTCAGTGGAAGCAAGTTTGACAGTCAAAAGGAAGCGGCAAGATACGCCGAATTGTGTTTGCTTCTTCGTGTAAATGAAATATCGGATCTTCGGACACAGGTACGGTATGAGCTTATCCCCAAGCAAGAGGGAGAACAAGCGGTCTATTATGTTGCAGATTTTGTTTACAAAGACAAGCAAGGAAATACCGTTGTAGAAGACACAAAGTCCGAAGCAACAAGAACACCTGTTTATGTGGTCAAAAGGAAGCTAATGCAGTATGTGCACGGTATAAAAATCCGAGAACTGTAAAAAACAGGGAGCCTGTTTTCGCTCCCTGCAGATTATTTATTTAAAAATTCGTCTATAGCCTTTTTTATGATTTGTGCTTGGGGTATTCCTTTTGCGGCACATTTTTCCTTAAAGGCTGCTGCTGTTTCTTTGGGTATTCTAACGATAATAGAGTCATACACTTTTTTATTGTATCGGTTCTTTACCTCTGTTGATGTGGTTGTTTTTCTCTTTTTTTCTTCCATTGGTTCTGCCTCCTAAAAAAGTTCGTTATTATTCAATACGTACCGGCGCAGCTCGTCTGACGTAGAGCACAGTTCTTTTGATATGTCATAGGATACTGAAAGTTTCCCGTTATCTGCTTTTACCGTCCATTTATCGCGGAGTTCCGAAACTGTGTACATTTTGCCGTTCTTTTCGATATACATTTAAATATTCCTCCTATTGCATTTACGGTTTATCTATGATATAATGGGACTTACGGGAGGGGCTTTCGCCCTTCCCTGCCCTTGAAAGCTTACTTGCTTTCGGGTTTAGCCTTGTTAGGCTTGGGTTTTACGAGTGTTACTGTAATTTTGACTCTTTCGACCGTGTCATTACTTTTTAACACTTCTGCCAAGTACTGCAAGGCTTTTTCTAAGTTATCCATTCTGTTTCCTCCTTTCCTCTTTTCTGTATATATTATAACATACTTATTGCAGTATGTCAAGAGGTTTTTGAAAGTTTTTCAAAAAAATTTTTTAATGTGTGCTCAAAAGTTTCCCACATTTCCCATAAGATATGTGTTATAATGGTAAAGTCGAAAAAGGACAACTCGAAGAGGGTTGTTCTTTTTGTTTTTTAGGAGTGAAGTGTATGGGATAGATATTGAATGGTGTATGAAGTGTTACGACTGCAAGCGGTGCATAAAGAACCGTGAATGTGAGTCGGAATACCAAAAGGCACAAAAGGGAGTGAAACAGAACGAAAAAGACTTGCAAGATGTGCGGGATAGTGGACGAAAATCACGTTTGTCCACACAGACGGCAACGCCGAAAGCTCGGAGATAAGGAGAGCGAACAGTTTCGAAAGACAAAGGCTTGGACAGATAAGAGTCTCGAAATTCGTCAAAGAGATAAGTTTCTTTGTCAAATCTGCCTTCGAAACCTTTACAACACGCTGACATTCTTGAATTTCAAAGCGGTCGAAGCTCACCACATAACACCTATAAACGAGGATTATGACAGACGTTTGGACAATGATAATCTTATATCTCTCTGTGCTTATCATCACAGGATGGCAGACAAAGGACAGATACCTCGACAGGAACTGTATAAGATAGTTGAAGAAATAGAAAACGGCTGATTTTGTGTTCAGGGGGCGACACAGTGTCCCCCCTACCCTCTTTAAAAAAGTTTTATTTTCAAAACGAGACCACACATCCCATAGCTAAACACACCGACATGAATTTTCGTTAGTTTTTTGGAAAAGGAGGGAGCGAATGACACACCAGGAATTGAAAGAACAAAAAGAAAAAATAGTAGAGATAGCGAAAAAGCACGGAGTCGAACAGAATTTCTTTTTTATAACAACATTTGAGAGATATGGAATACAGCTTGATATTCTTGCAAAACTTGAAACCACTATCAAGGAAGACGGTGCATTGGTGTCGAAGGAATATGTCAAAGGACGCGAAAACGTTTACACGCATCCTGCAATCAGCGAATATAACAAGACGTGTACTGCCGCAAATCAGACTGTTACCACTCTGATTAAAATTATAAAGTCCCTTCGTAATGGCGGCGAAGATTCAGAGGGCAAAGACGAACTATTCAAGGTCTTGGGAATTCCTAAAAAATGAATCGTGCTTACGAATATGCAAAATTTTGTCTGCGTTCGAATACGGCGCCGAAGTATGTAAAAAAACAATGCCGTATATTTATCAGAATTGCAGACGGAAAGGATAAAAAATATTTTCTCGATGAAGAGAAGGTAATCCAAATCGAAAACGTCCTTAAGCTTTTAATAATGCCAAAAGGACTTAAGGCTGGGAAAACATTGTATGAATGTTCTACCCGGTATCAGTGGTTGTTTTACGTATCGGTTCTTGCTATCGTTTATCGGGACAATCCCGGCAAACGACGTTATGAGACAGCTATTCTTGAAATATGCAGAAAAAACTTCAAAACCTACACGGTCGCAACGATGTTTATTCTGCTTTTTTTACTTGAGCCTAAATATTCAAAGTTTTATTCGGTTGCTCCGGATGGATCTCTTTCGAGAGAGGTTAAGAACGCCATCGAGGAAACCCTGCGGTCAAGTCCGCTGGTCTATCTTCATAGAGATAAGCCGCGCTTCAGACTGCTTCGGGATTACATACAGTTTAATTTAACAGAGAGCAAATACTATCCGCTTAACTATTCATCTTCAAGGCTTGACGGCAAGCTCCCAAATGTATTTCTTGCTGACGAAGTCGGAGCTCTGCCAAATAATTACGCTATAGAAAGTATGCGTTCCGGACAGCTCAATATCCTTAATAAGCTTGGGTGTATCATATCCACAAAATACCCAACAGCAAACAATCCCTTTGAAGATGAGGTGAACTATGCAAAGCGTGTGCTTGACGGCATCGAACAAGATGAGACAGTGTTTGCGCTACTGTATGAGCCGGACGATCCAAAGAACTGGACAACTGATGACCTTATACTGAAGCAAAGCAATCCCGTTGCTTTGGAGATCCCAGAAATATGGGAAGATCTTCTAAAAAAACGCGCACGTGCAATCGCCATTGAGAGCGCCCGGGAAAACTTCTTAACCAAACACTGCAACATCATATACCAGGGAGCCGGAACTGAGGCTTTTGTCGACATTAATGACGTATTAAATTGCCGTGTTACCAAAATTGATTGGGTGGGCCGAAACGTCTATCTTGGTGTTGACCTTTCAATGACAAATGACAACTGCTCCGTTGCTATGGCTGCCGAAGATGAAGGACTTATATTGGGAGAAGTTATTTCCTTTATCCCGGAAGGACGCATTGAAGAAAAGAGTAAGTTCGAGAAAGTCGACTACAGACGTTTTATCGAAGCTATGAGATGTATAGCCTGCGGCAACAAAACTGTGGACTACGGCGTTATCGAGGATTACGTTTTTAACATTGAGAGCAAATACGGGGTACACGTCAATGCTTTGGGGTATGACCGTTTTAACGCGTTGTCTTCGGCACAGAAGTGGGAACGGGGAGTCGAAGGGAAATATTCATCGCTCAACTGCATACAGATTCGTCAGCATAGTGACACACTTCACATGCCCACAAAACTGTTGTATGAAAAAATAACCGAAGGAGAATTTAGATATGAGACAAACGCCCTTTTGGAGATTAATTTTGAAAATGCAAAATGCACGTATGATACTAATATGAATAGGTATGTCAATAAAAGAAGATCAAACGGTAAAGTGGATATGGTTGTAGCACTGATCAACGCTATATATCTGCTCCAACAGGACGTTATCTTTGAAGACGGTTTTGTTGTACAAACCTTTTAGAAAGGAGGTGTAATAAGAGTGGGATTATTCAGAAAAAAAGAAGATCGGGAAGAAACCTTAGACGAAAGCAAGTGCGACGATCTTCTCCTTCGCGCCATTCTTAACGGCGTATACATTACCCGTGAAGATGCTCTTGCACTCCCGGCAGTTGGTTCCTGCGTGGATTTTATTTGTAACACTTTTGCTCAGATCCCTTTCAAGCTGTATAAGCAGAGTAAAAAGGGGGGAAAAAGGGTAACTGAGGAAGTTGACGATGAAAGAGTGTCAATTATAAACGACGATACCCGAGATAAGCTTGACGGTTTCCAGTTTAAAAAGGCAATATGCGAAGACTACCTACTCGGCAAGGGCGGATATGCATTTATTGGTAAGAGTGGGAATAAGTTCAATGCTCTGTATTATGTAAAATGCGACAGTGTTTCCGTAAGTAAAAACGAAAAGGCAATCTATAAGGATTTTATGCTCATGGTAGATGGGCAGCAATACTTTGACCACCGTTTTATTAAGCTTTTGCGCAACACCAAGGACGGCGCTTCCGGAAAGGGCCTGACTGAAGAGATAAACAAGGTCCTCCAGACTGCATTTAAAAGGATTTGTTATGAGTATGATCTGACTGTAACCGGCGGAAGCCGAAAAGGATTCATCAAATCAAAGAAGAAATTAGACAGACAGGCTATAGATTCGCTGAAGGAAGCTTGGGAGAAGTATTATGCCGGGAACGCCAACACAGTAATCCTCAATGAGGGCATTGAGTTTCAGGAAGCTTCCAACACTTCAAAGGAAAATGAGATCAATGCAAAACAGATAACATTTAACAGCGAAATGAAAGAACTTTTCCATATCGGTGCAACCTACGAAGAAACAATAAAAAATGCGGTTATGCCAATCGCCATAGCATTTGCAACCGCGCTCAACAGGGATTTGTTACTTGAAAAAGAGAAGAAATCCTATTATTTTGCGCCCGACACAAAAGAACTCTATCGCGGAAGCCTGAAGGAGCGTTATGATGCCTACAAAATCGCCATTGAAAGCGGTTTTAAAACACGCAATGAAATACGCTTTATGGAAGACGATGACGCCCTTGAGGGATTGGATGTAATCAACCTCGGATTAGGAGACGTTCTTCTCAATACCAAGACAGGCGATATTTACACGCCTAACACAAATTCTACTGTAAATTTGGATAAACAAAAGAACGGAAACAACTCTCTCGACAACGCTGATGAGTCAACTGTCGATTATAATGAGGAGGGTAATAAGGTTACCCCTAAACATGAACAAAAAGCAAAATAAGAGCGTCAGAGCGCCTAAAGGAGATGAAAAACAGTTGAAAATTGAAGTAAGAGAAGACATCGTGTTTATATCCGGATACATAAATGCTGTCGAAAGGCTGTCAAAACCTATTACAGAAATAATATCCGGACAAAAAAGAACATTTCGCGAGAGAATACAATCCGGGACATTTGCAAAAGCATTGAAACGAAACAAAAATGTTCCTGTATTACTTAATCACAATCACGAGAGAATATTGGCTTTATCTGGGGACGGCACTGCAGTTCTTACCGAAGATAATATCGGTCTGCGCGCTGAGCTGACAATAAGAGATCCTGAAGTTGTTCAGAAAGGTCGCGAGGGCAAACTGAACGGCTGGAGCTTTGGGTTTGTGCCTATTGCAGATAAGTTTACATTTGAGGGAGATACAGAAATAAGATCTGTATTCGAACTGGACCTTGTGGAAGTGTCAATTTTGGACGACACAAAGAACCCGGCATATAGTGGAACAAGCATTGAAGTAAGGGAGGGAGGTGCAAAGGTAATGGAGATCAGAGTGGTTACAAGAGAAGAACATGCAGTGGATACTCCCGAAAAAGAAACAACTCTTTCGGTTGAAGAGTTGGCGACGGCAATAGCTGACAAAGTTATTGAAAAGCTTAAGCCCGAAGAGAAATTCGAAGAACCTACAGGACAGCCTTCCGGCGCTGAAGGGGAGCCCGGCGGAAATCCTAATACAAAATCCGAAACAGATCCTCCAGCAGAACCGTCTGCAGAGGAAGAAAAAAAGGACGAAGAACGTTCTATTGATTATTCAGATTTTGAAAAAAGACTCGAAAATCTTAAAAATGAAGGAGAAAAAAGATGAATCGCAAAGCACTTGAAGAAAAAAGAGCTGACCTTCAGTCAAAAATGTCGGATATTCTCTCTAAAGCAAAGATAGAAAAGAGAGAACTTACACAGACAGAGACCGAAGAATTCGGCAAACACGAAAATGAAATAAGGAGCATAGATAAACAGCTCAAAAAGGAGGAAGATTCTTTGAAGAAAACAGTAACAGAACAGAGATCGGAAACAGAAATCCGCGAAAGCAAGCAGTTTGTATCTTATATCCGCGGTGTGCTTTCCGAAAGAGCCGAAACAAATATGGACTTTGGTGCCAACGGCGCGATCATTCCCACCACGATTGCAAAAAAAATTATTACCAAGGCGTTTGATATGTCTTCGATCTTGCATGACGCAACAAGATATAACACCAAGGGAACGCTTGTTATTCCTTGCTATACCGAGAATGGTGATTCCGGCATTTCTATGGGATATGCCGACGAATTCAAGGATCTTGAGGCAAAGGCGGGTAATTTCACCTCAATCACTCTTGGCGGATTTCTTGCCGGTGCGTTGACAAAAGTGTCTAAGAGTCTTATAGCAAACACGGACATTGACCTTGAAAATAAGGTTATTGAACTTACCGCCGAAGCTATTTCAAAATTTGAAGAGAGAGAATGTATCAAGGGTACTGAAGGTAAGGTTGAAGGTCTCAGGGGCGTTAAGCTTTCAGTTACTGCAGGCTCGGCGACTGTTATTACAGCGGATGAGCTTATTAAACTCAAGAATAAAATCAAAAAGAGATTCCGCAAAAATGCAAAGTGGATTATGGCCAATGATACTCTTACAGCTATCGAACTGCTCAAGGATGGTGAAGACCGCTTTATTTTCCGCGAAGATATGAACGGTGAGTTTGACGGTTATCTTCTCGGTTACCCCGTTGAAGTTTCCGACAATATGGATGATATTGCAACCGGAAAAACTGTAATCTATTTCGGCGATATGTCCGGTCTCGCACTTAAGCAGAGAGATGACGCCCTTGAACTCGAGGTTCTCCGCGAAAAGTTTGCTACACAGCATGCAGTAGGCATTAACGCTTGGCTCGAGTTTGACGCAAAGATGGAGAATGAGCAAAAGATCGCCAAACTCGTTATGGGGTAATGCTTATGAAATATAGAGCATTAAGAAGCTTCAGCGGTCTTATCAATATGCGCTACGGTGAAGAGAAAGAAATCTCCGACGAATATATCGCCGGAGATCTTCTCAAGGCTGGCTACATAGAGGCGGTCGGGGATCTCGAAAAAAACGCAGAATCCTTGGCTGCAAATAATACTTCCAATAAAACTCTCCAAGGAGATGGGGAGGAAGACCATAGCGAAAGCTCCGATGAAACCGTAGATGAAAATGCAGAAGAGCCAACGGAGAACACTGCAGAAACTGAAATGGTACCGGAAACAGTTGCAGCGCCTGAAGCAAAAGCAGCACCTAAAACCAATCCCAAAAGCAAGAAAGAAAAAGAAACCTCTAAATAAGGAGGTGCGATATGGTAGAAAAGGTTAGTGAGATAACCACCAAAGATATTTTCGATTTTATCCATATGGATGAAATCACAAAAGATGATGAAAAACAGTTATCAACCATTTTAAACGTTGCAAAAGATTATATCAAGAACTACACCGATCTCAAGGATCTTGACGAATACGCAGATCTTGTTATCGTCGTATATATTCTGTGTCAAGATATGTGGGATAACAGGACCATGTACATTGACAAGGGAAACGTCAACCGCGTTGTTCAGGGTATTCTTGATATGCATGTGAGGAATCTGCTGTGATAAACCCAGGAGATTATAACAAGCGCATAACAATCCTCCGTGTAGATGAGGAAAAGGATAACGGCGGGTTCGCAAAAAATACCGAGACCGTTGTCCTTTCTCCCTACGCAAAGGTTAAAACAACCAAAGGATTTACTCTTATACAAAACAATTCTGATTTTGAAAAAGCTTTTACAAACTTTACAATCCGCTTTCCGCGCAACACAATAATTGAGAGAGATATGATGATCCGATACAAAGGTGATGAATACAAAATCGAATACCTTAACAACGTGGATGAAGCGGATATAGAGCTCGAGATACAAGCAAAAAAGGTAAAAAAGTAGTGGCAAAATTTAACGAAGAACTTCCGTATGATTTACTCAAACAATTTGAAGATTTAGAAGAAAATACCCCTACGATGATGGGCGAAATGTGCAAAGCAGGCGCGCGGGTCGTATATGGCAAGGTATGTTCCGGAATTGCCCGGGTGTTCAAACGCCCGAATACTCTTTTGAAGGGTCTAAAGATAACTAAAGTATACAAGACCCCTTCTGATGACGGTATCAATGTACATATAGGCTTTTATGGGTACGATGAGGCAAGTAAGTCGGATAAATATCCTAAAGGGAAACCTATACCGCTTATCGCCCTGGCGCGAGAGTACGGCACATCATCAGGAGAGAAAAAACGTCCGTTCTTTCGTAAAGCTTTTTCAAAAAAGGAAATAGAGTCGGCTATGCTTAAAGTTCAAGAAAGTTATATCGGAGGCAACAATGAATAATGAACTAAAAACAATATTCGGCGACGCAATAACCGTTGACGGCACCCTTGTTCCTGCGGCTTCAATAAAGTATAAAGGGGATTCATCAGTGTATTTTATTTGGACTGTTACCGGGACAAAACCAGGACTTAACGGAGACGATGACCAACTTTGCGGTATCTGTACGGTGGATATAGATGTATACAGTAAAAGCAACTTTTTAAATTTGATAGCTGAGATAAAAAAAATAATGAAAAATAATGAGTGGATATGGACAGAAGATGGACCGGATATGTTTGAGGAAGATACCGGATATTATCACAAAACCATGTCCTTTGAGAAAGAGAGGGCTTTATAAATGGCAAGAACCGGCCTTAAGAAAGGTAAATATAACAAGCATGATACGGCCACGGGAAAGTTCGCAGCGCTTACAAGCAGCTCTGTTCCGCTTCTCGAAAAGCTAATTGACGAAAAGTTTGCACCGGAGTTTAACTCCGCGGAGTTGTATGCGGATGATTCTTTAGCTGAAACCGATTACAGTTACAAAAAGGGCACGCTTACTCTTACAGTGGCAAATGATGATGACAAGAAGGGCGCCGAGCTCCTGGGCAACGCTATCGACGAAGGCGGCGAGGTAACGATGCACACAGATGACACGGCTCCCGAAATCGGATACGGTCATATTCTTCCCAAACAAGTAAACAACAAAAAGATGTACAAGGTGGAGTTTTTTCCCCGCGTAAAGATTACCAAGATCACCACCGATGCGAAAACAAGGGGAGAGGGTGTTGAATTTGGAACAACGTCCATCGAAGGAAAGGTTATGGCTCTTGCTTCGGATTTTAATGGTATGAAAGCCGGCACATGGGAAAAGCACAATACCTTTGAAACAGAAGATGAAGCTGAAACATATCTTAACAATTGTTTAACACCTTCGGTGTCTTGATGAGGTGCTGTGATGAAAGTGTTGTGTATTAGTACCTGTCAGCAAGACAGAAAAATAGTGTACAAAGAAGGTAAGGAGTACGACATTTCCGAAGAAATGTACATAAAAAACAGTGCTTTTTTCAAAAAAATCGAAAAAAATACAGAAACAAAATAAGAGGCAGAGAGATCTGCCTCTTTTCTTGTAAAAGGAGATTGTTATGAAAGAAAAAATTGCTTATTTCGAAAACAATGGCACCAAATATCCGTTGGTGTTCAATTTAAACGTTATGGAAGAGATACAGGAGAAATACGGTTCTCTTGCCGAGTGGGGAAGGATAACGCAGGGTCAGGGTGAGCCTAAGATTAAAGACTTAAAATTTGGCTTGTTGGCCATGATCAACGAAGGCATCGAAATTGAAAACGAAAATAACAATGAGGGAAGACCCTTGATGAGCCTCAAGCAGCTTGGCCGTCTTATGGCAAATGTCGGTGTGGCGAAGATTGTACAAACAATCAGGGATATTACTGTCGCATCAGCAAAGACCGAGGCTGACGGAAAAAACGAGTAATCCACGAAGATCAAGAATCCTCTATTGATTTTTCGTGGTTATACTTTATCGGTCATTGCCTTTTAGGGTACACCGACAAAGAGGTAGGACGAATGACGTTCAACAGATTAATGCAGATGTACAAGCATTATAAAAATGATTATGACTTCAGAAAAAGTAATGTTACATACAGCAAACTTGAGGAATATATCGCACATCAAGGGGAGTTTCTTCCTGACTAAACAATAAAAAGGAGGAGTGCCTATGAGTAGTTTCGGCGGAACAGTCAAACTGACCGGCGAAAGCGAATATAAAAAAGCATTATCGGAGATTACTTCGAATTTAAAAGTGCTTAACAGCGAGATGAAAGCTGTTACATCTCAATACGACAAAAACGACTCTTCGGCCGAGAATCTTTCTTCGCAGAATGAAGTTCTGAACAAGAAAATTGAGGAGCAGGAAAAACGGGTTAATCTTCTGAAAGACGCCCTTGAAAAGTCCCGCAAAGAAACCGGAGATAACAGCGAAACTACAAAAAAATGGCAAACAGACTTAAATAATGCCGTTGCTGATCTTAACAAACTAAATCGCCAAGTGGATAATAACACAAACGCGATGAGAGAAGCTGAGCAAAAGACAAAGGATGAGGCAGATGCCGTCGAAGATTTTGGCAACGAAGCCAAAGAAAGCGGAGACAAAGCGCTGTCCCTCGGAGATATTATAAAAGCTAACCTCATAAGCGACGCAATTATCGGTGGCTTACACGCTTTGGGTGAGGGAATAATGGCTGTCGGAAATGCTATGAAAGACAGCTTGTCCGATGGCGCTGCATATGCAGACAATATTCTTACACTTTCAACGCAAACCGGTCTTTCTACAGATACCTTAGAAAAGTATAATGCAGTAGCAGAGCTGACCGATGTGTCTATGGAAACACTGACAGGGTCAATGGCAAAAAACATAAAAGCTATGAGTGAGGCGAAAGATGGTAGTACCGCTTACGCTGAAGCCTATAGAAAGCTTGGAGTTTCTGTTGCTGATTCGGGTGGAAAACTACGCGACAGCGAAACAGTTTATTGGGAAACAATAGACGCTTTGAAAGGCGTATCCGATGAAACTGAGAGAGATGCTCTTGCTATGGAGATATTTGGAAAAAAAGCCCAAGATCTTAATACAATTATCGAGATGGGAAGTCAAGGAGTTACCGAATATTCCGAAAAAGCAGTTAATATGGGAGCTGTACTCGGTGGAAAAGGATTAGCGGCTTTGGGCGAACTTGATGATCAAATGCAGATCTTCAACAGTACAACGGCCGCGACAAAGAACATCCTTGCTTCTGCTTTTGCTCCGGCCGTGAGTGAAGCTATGAGTGGCGTTAATGATTTAAGCTCTTCCTTTAACGTTCTTATCTCAGCTATCATGTCAGGAGATCAAGGTGGAATTGACCAAGCATTTTATATGATCTCGGAGGGAATTACAAATTTAATAGCGGGGATGGAAAATGCTTTGCCTATGGTAACAGAAGTAGGTTCAAGACTTTTTTCTATGTTAATTGATCTCGCAGCGGAACATTTGCCGTGGATAGTCGAAGTCGGCGCCGAAATGGTAAATAAGTTGCTTTCTGGAATAAGTCAAAATGTTGGTACTTTGACTTCTGCCGCTTTAAGTTTGGTAAACCAACTTACTTCAACAATTATTGATAATCTGCCGGTTATTTTAAGTATGGGGATTCAGATACTTGTTTCTTTGGTTCAAGGAATAAGCCAATCTCTTCCTGAACTCACTACCACAACCGTTAAAGCTATTGCTATGATGGCTCAGGTTTTGATGGATAATCTTGACTTAATATTGACCTCGGGTATTGAATTGGTTCTTACTTTGGCTTATGCACTTCTCGATAACCTTGATCTACTGATAGACACAGGAATAGAGTTAATACTTGCCCTGACAGATGGATTACTTGAGGCTATGCCCGAATTGTTGGACGAACTTCCTGTTTTGGTCGAGAAAGTGTGCTCTGCGATTGAGAATAATTTGCCTAAATTGGTTGAAGCGGGAATAGAATTGACGATGAAATTAGCTGGCGGAATTATAGAAGCAACACCGCAACTTCTCGAAATGCTTCCACAGATCATAATTTCAATTGTCGGCGCATTAACAAATAGCCTTGGTGAATTAAAAACAGTCGGTGGTAATCTCGTAGAGGGAATTTGGAACGGCATCAAGGACAAAATCAACTGGATTCTTGATAAAATTAAGGGCTTCGGAAAATCCGTTCTTAACGGAATTAAGGAAATTTTCGGAATAAAGAGTCCCTCTAAAGTGATGGAAGAGGAAGTTGGAGCAAACCTTGCTTACGGTGTAGGCGGAGGATTTGCGAAGACTATGGATGAGGTCTCGAGAGATATGCAGAACGCTATGCCTACGGAGTTTGATTCGGAAATTAACACTCATTTTACGTCTGTTTCGGACTATTCGCAAATATCAATGTTTGATACTATGATTTTGGCGTTTAAAGAGGCGTTGTCAGAGGTTAAGGTAATGCTCGACGACAGAGAAGTGGGAACATTTATTGTGGAAACGGTGGAAAAGGAGGTATTTGCTTAATGAACAGCATTATATTTAAGGGCGTTTCGAGCGCCGAAATAAGAGGTTTGCTTATTAGCGAGTTGCCGCCTATCACCAAACCGCAAATGAGGACAAAAGAAACCTTGATAGACGGCAAAGATGGCAGTTTGATCGAGGAGTTGGGTTATTCACCGTATGATAAGCCGGTTTCTATTGGTTTGTATGGTAATTTTGATATCGATGAGATTATAAAATTCTTTTCCGGAGAGGGAGAGGTTATATTCAGCAATGAACCTGAAAAGGCATATAGAGCTAAAATATTTGCGAAGATCGATTATACGCGACTTCTTCGGTTCAGAAAGGCAAAAATACTCTTTAGGACTCAACCCTATAAATATAAAGCTTTTGAAGAACCAACTGTACTATACGCACCCAATTCCGGGATAATCAACGAGGGACTCGAGGTGAGTAAACCCCTGATTACACTGACGGGTAGCGGAACCGTCGAGTTATTAGTCAACGGTTCCGCAGTCTTCAGCTATACCTTCCCGGTGGGAGAGAATCAGGTTGAAATTGACAGCGAAAAAGAGGATGCCTACTGGCAAAACGAGCTAAAAAACAGAAATATGAATGGTGAATTCCCGTTACTTCAACCGGGAATAAACAAAATCGAGTGGACAGGAGATATTCAGAGTCTTGAAATTCTTCCAAGAAGCAGGTGGTTATAATGATCAGGGTATATGAAAGCGGAGAAAGGAGCTTTGCCAACAACGGATTGAAGATACTTCATCCGCTGAAGGCTGAGGTAACTAAAGTTGATAACGGGGATTATTATGTTGAACTGACAGATACTCTTGAAAACTACGAATATTATCAAAACGGAATGATAGCTCGCATCCCAACTCCGTGGGGGGGTGCAAGGATTTCGTTTTGCCGATCCGGTTACAAAAAACAATAAAATTACTATTAAAGGTTGGCATTTGTCGTATGATGCAAAGAAATATGTTATTAAAGATGCCTATGCTGTTGAAAAAAATTGTAATGGAGCTTTAGAACATTTTAATTCCAATACCGATTCACCGTCTCCTTTTTCCACCATAAGTGATATTTTATCGGTTTGTTCTACGAGAGTTGTAAGAAAGAGCTTGTTTGAAGTTTATGAATGGCTTTTAAGCTCAGATAAATATGGCGGACATTGGTATCGCGATAATTGGACGCTCGGTATAACATCAAAGATTGGACAAGATCGGGGAGTTGTTATATCCGCAGGAAAAAATCTTACCGGTTTTCAATCAAAAGAGGATTGGGAACAGGTTTGCACAAAAATACTTCCCTACACTACCGATGGAGATACGGTAGTGATGCTCGAGGATACGTATATCGAGATCGAAGAGAAGCTTTATGATATACCGTACACGAAAGTCGTCTCTTTTGATAATGACCTCAATGCTGAATCGTATGTTTCTAAAGAAGAATATCATTCTGCTATTCGAAATTGGTTAAAAGGTCAGGCAATCACCTATCTCGATAAAAACAAACTTCCGAAGGTTAACTATTCCGTATCGGCAAACATTAATAATGTTAGCGACGTCGGTGATGTTATACAGGTAAAACACCCTCGGTGTAAGATTAATATTTTAACCGAGGTTATATCCGTAAAGTACGACGCTATTCGTAAAAAGTATATCAAAATAGAGTTTGGTAACTTTAAAAAGGAACTTAAAAATCTTTCCCAAAACATTTCTGCAGAAATAGAAAAAAAGACCGAAAATACGGTCAAAGAGTCTCAAGCTTTTTTGCATAGTGAACTTGAGGAAGCCACGGCAAGGATAAACGGAGTGCTCGGTAACAGTTATGTAATTATTGAAGGGGACAAACTTCTGGCGGTTGATACACTTCCGAAGGAGAAGGCCGTCAACGTGTTGAAGATCTCCAATGGAGGAATTGGGTTCAGCCAAACAGGAATAAAAGGCCCTTTTACAAGTGCGTGGACATTGGACGGAACGCTTAATATGCAGAATATTAACGTTATCAATTTGACAGCATCTATGATTAAAGGCGGCATTCTGAAGCTCGGTGGCAAAAATAACACAAGCGGCGTATTTGAATTATACAACGAACAAAACTCCCTGATAGCCCGTATGGACAAGGAAGGGTTAACTGTATTCGCCAAAAATGGAGATTATGTTAAGCTTAATGCCGAAGAGGGTTTTTGTGGATATGATTCTCATGGTACTAAATCGTATTGGGCAGACGGTGAGACATTTCATATGATGAATGCTGAAATTGAAAGACAAATCACGATTGCCGGAATGATAAAAATAGTTCCTGTATCTACTGCAGAAAGTAAGGGTGTCGGGTTTGTAGCTTTAAGCTAAAGGAGATTGTATGATTACTTTAATTGATTCCAATGTTTGGTGTACAAATCCAATAGCATTGTGGACAATCAAATATGAATATCAGCGCATTGGTGCTGATATGCAGTACCGTTTTTACTGGAAGATATGGTTGAATTACAATACAGGCTGGTGGTATAACGCAATGCAGCTTAAACTTTTTTTAGATGGGGTTCAATACAACGTTCATGTCAAGGACTACAAGGTGGAAACTGGATGGAGCTATGAAGGGACTACTGACTGGTATACGGTAAATAATAAGACAGTCGGTACAACTTTATTCTATGTTCAGTTGTATGACGAAAGCGCAAATACTACAGATGCAACCTCATCAACTTATTATCTTACAGTTTCTCCGTGTGGAGCGACAATTATTTCAGCATCGGATTTCACTGATGAAGAGAATCCATCGATATTGTATTCAAACCCAGCGGGAGCAAATGTATCGAAGTTGCAAGCCTGTATTTCTTTTACCTCAGCAATAGCTGATATCGAGTATCGGGATATACCTGTTAACAGTACATCTTATACGTTTGAACTTACCAACGAGGAAAGAACCATATTGCAGAATGGCACTTCCGGTAATAACCGAACGGTAGTGTTTATTATTCGAACCAAAATTGACGAAAAGTATTTTTATTCAACATTGGAGCGAACACTAACCATTGTAAACGCCGATCCGGTATTTTCAGAAGATCAGCTGCGTTGCGTCGATACAAACACAGCGGTTGTCTCAATAACCGGAAATAATGAACAGTTAGTGCAGGAACAATCCCTGCTTACTGTTTTCTTTAGCTCAGCCACAGGTAGGAAGGGCGCAGGAATAACACAGTATATATTTGAGTTAAACGGAATAACCAAAGTTGCTTACGAGAGCGGATATGTTGAATTTGGAAAAGTGTATAGCGCCAGAGATACGGAGCTTATTGTAACGGTAATGGATAGCCGTGGGAATAAAACATCGGTAACCAAAACAATACCGATATTGGCGTGGTCTTTGCCGACATTTGACGTTACCCTCGAAAGATTAAACAACTATGAGGATGAGACACATTTGACAGTCAACGCTTCTGTTTCGCCCTTGGATGGAAAAAACACAATGAAGATATCATACCGTTATGCCGAAAACGGCACACAGCCTGGAAACTTAACGGAGATAACAAATAATGCTCAGTATATCTTAAGCTGTGACAAGAACAAGTCTTTTATTTTCGATTTTACTGTTAAAGATCTGTTTGACAAAACAGAAAAAAGTCTTATTCTTTACAAGGGTAAGTTTCCGTTGTTCATCGATGTAGAGCGCAATGCAGTAGGAGTAAACGAATTTCCGACGAACGGAGAGGCATTGAGGGTATCTGGCGGTGTCGCTAATTTTGATGGCGGTATACAAATTGCCGGCATCAATATTATTGACTATATTTTTTCAGCTTTAACAGAGCGAGGATATATTTAAATATTCGGAGGTAATAAGTGGTTATAAATGTTGAAGTAAAAAACAAAATAGCAAACTATTTTGGAACTGATGAAATAGTTTGCGGAAACAGCGATTATAAAATTAATTTTCTTTTTGACGAAGGGTGGGAAAACAACCCAAAAACAGCGCTGTTTGTCTATGTAAGAAATGGCGTTGAAAGAGTTCAGGAAATTTTTTTTGAGGGCAACATTTGCGAAGTCCCGGTGCTCTACAATACCACGTTAGTAAGAGTCGGGGTAATATCGGGGAACGTTCGCACAACAACTCCGGCAACTATCAAGTGTAAAACATCAATAGCTTGTCGGGATGCTATTCCTGAAACTCACGAAAAAGATGCCTATGTTCAGATTTTGAACAATATTAAAGTATATTCAGAACATTGTAATAACAATTTCGCCTCCGTAGTCCGCGTCACCACAAGTGGGCCGGCAGTGGTGCTCGATGATATATCCCCCATAGAACACACAATGAGGGTAAAGGCAAAAAGCGAAAACTTGCTTGACCTTACAAAAGCAATAGCCATAAGTGGACAAGAAAAAATAATAATTGATGGGGATAACATTATACTCAAAGACTTTGGCGGTAGCGGAGGATATGGAGTTTATTGGCCGAATATGCCTTTGGAGATTGGGAAAACTTATACTATTTCGCAAAATAGTGTAAGCAATCATTCCGCAAGCTGGGGATGGCGAATTTCCTTTAAAGATGACACAGTAACAATTTTAGAAAACCCGAAAATCACTGTTACGATTGACCGAGAAGTAAGAAATATAACTCTTTATGTGTCCTTTGGTGAAATGACAGGAACACAAGATATTATTATCGAAAAACCCCAATGTAGAGAGGGGTCAGAAATATTACCATATGTACCTTTTATGGATGATTTGTCAACAGCAAGAGTGACAAGGTATGGAGGAAGCTTAATCGACTTAAATTATATTGAAAAGATATCAGGAACGCCAACTGTTAACGGCGATAGCCTGAAAATAAGTGGATATATGGCACAGCTATATATTGATTTGCCGCCGGGAACATATACATTTCACGCTAAATCTTCAAGGACTGGGGATTACGGCGGCGGCGTGTCTATTATGTTTTATAATGGAACGACAAATCTTGGTGATGCCTATAACTTTTATAAAGCTGATATTCTCAATCCGTCATATACCTTTACCATGCCACAAACTGCAAATAGGGTAAGAATTATTTTTTATGGCGGAAATTCAACGAGTAACACTTCGGCAACTTATGAAAATGTGATGCTTAACCTTGGTACAGCGAGAGGATATGAACCCTACAAACAGCCTACAACACATTCTATTAACTCAGATGGAACAGTAGAGGGAGTAATATCACTTTACCCCACAACAACACTCACAACCGATACAGACGGCGTTGTGCTTGATGTGGAGTATAATGTGGACACGAAGAAGTATATTGATAACGAAATTGTCAAAAAAATCGCACAACTTGCGGCTATGATAGTAAATTCATAAGAAAGGTAAAAAATTATGAAAAATGTTTTTAAGACAGTTATTGAAAAAGGCGATTACGATTTAACCGCTTTGATTAAGAAAATTGACACATATCATATTGAGGGAAAAATCACAGACGAGGAAAGAAACGAGCTTTGTTCTCAAGCGCGTGTTTCTCCAAAGGCACAGTATAACTATGATACCGAAATAGAGAAGCTGTGGGAGGCTGTGAGAGCCTTACAGAAGAACGAAACGAATAACGGGGCAACAGAGGACATTCCCGAGTGGAAACAGCCCACAGGCGCTCACGATGCGTATATCACGGGTAATGTAATGAGATATACAGACGGAAAGGTTTATGTATCTATGATTGATAATAACGTATGGTCGCCTGACACGTACCCTGCAGGATGGGAAGTGGTTGAAGAATGAAGAGCCCTTTAGCAACAAAAGAGATCCTCACCAAAAATTACAGTAAAAGAACTGAGCCTGTAACCACTTTTACTCCGCACCATTGGGCTGTAGAAGACGCTGACCCTGAAACTATCGCGAAGAATTTTGACAGAAACGGCAATTCTGCGAATTATGTCATCGGCAATGACGGAACAATCATACTATGTGTACCCGAAGAATATCGAGCGTATACAAGCGGGAGTATTTATAACGATAATAAGGCTATCACAGTTGAAGTCGCAAACGAAAGTGGTGCACCTGAATGGAGAATAAGCGATGCCGCATTGGAATCACTTATAAATCTCGGTGTTGATATATGCCGTAGACATCATTTGCCCGGTTTTAATTGGACTGGAGATAAGAACGGCACGTTAACAATACATAAGATGTTTGAAGCAACAGCTTGTCCCGGTCCATATCTTGAAAGTAAAATGCCGTACATAGCAGAAGAGATAACAAGAAGATTAAAGGAGTGTACAAATATGGTTTATAACATAAACGTTGATGAGTTAAAGAAACAAGGGTATACAACAATCTCGTTGGTGCTCGGAGAAACAAGTGACAAAGATATCGTTAATTCAATTATACCTGAACCTACAATCAAACCCGTCGAAGTAATTGTCGACGAGGTTATCGCGGGTAAATGGGGCAACGGCGCGGAACGTGAACAACGTTTGACTGTTGCAGGTTATAGTTATAACGAAATTCAAAGCCTTGTCGACCAGCGTTTCCGTTAAGGGGGCATAATATGGAGAACTTAACGCCCGGAGAAATATGGACAACCATTCTTGCCATAGCGTCCGCTTTCGTTCTGCTGTCAAATGCCGCCGAAAAGGTTGCTAAGGCTATTCGGGCAGCTAAGGCTCCGAACGAGAAGCAAGATGAGAGAATAACAGCGCTGGAACTCTGGAAAGAGAGTGTTGATAGGAAGCTCGGTAACGATAACGAACGTTTGTCCATTATCGAAGCCGGTGACAGATGTATCCAACACGCGCTTCTTGCTCTGCTCGATCACGGCATAGACGGAAACAATATTAAACAAATGGAAGAAGCAAAAAAAGAGCTTCAAGACCACTTGATAAACAGATGATAAAGGGGATATGCATGAAAGAATTTACAAGAAATTTGGCAAACCTTATAAAAGTTAAGACCATAGTTACAGTGGTAGTGATTGCTGTGTATGCGGTGCTCGCGCTACGCGGCAATATCAGCTCTGATAATGTGATGATCATCGTTACAGCTGTAGTATCGTTTTACTTTGGTACCCAACACGAAAAGAAAAGTGAATAAAAACAAAAGAGGGGGGCTGTTATTGGTTGTCCCCCTCTTTTTAGGATTAAAAACTAAAAAGCTTTGTCCGTAACCAATATAGGGATTTTTTATACGTGTTATTGACATAATAATTGTAAACTTTTTCAAAATGATTATAAAGAAATGGACTTACTCTCATAATGGTGATATAATAAATAATTAGGTATCAATAAAGGTATCAATAGAAAAATAAAACTATATCAAACATTATAAAACTCGACGGTAGATATTACGGATATTCAGTATAATATGCGGATTATTTGATTTTAGTTAGTTTTACCTAAATCAGCAAAAAACAAAAACTTTTCTGACTTTTAATCAAGGTGTCCGGAGTTCGACTCTCCGATGGAGCACCACGAAAAAGACCGTAGCTTTTTAAAAAAAGTAACGGTCTTTTTTATTAAATTTTTACAGTATTTCAGGATAATAAG